ATTTGTCTAGGAAAGCATCTCCTGATGATGCGTTGATGTCATCTAGGTTTGCGTGGTAACGCTTGAAGTCCACCTCACGGGTGTCGTCTGTAGGTGTGCTTGTTGCATAAGCAGACAAGTCAATCATCACTGAGAACTTAGGGTCAGTACCACGTTGACGTGATACACTTGCCGTTACGATACGGTAGTATGCGTTATTAAAGGCGATACCATATTGGCTTGCCCCTTCTGCGATATTATTTTGAATAGCCATTGGTTTCTCCTATCAGGCGTATGTTACTTCAGATGTGTGGATTGTAGCGACCCATCTGATGTTAGTTGATGCTGCACCAGTCACTGTGATTGCCAAGCCACCGTTTGTAGTGTCAGCACTCAGAGCCATACCCCACGATGGAGTATTGTCTAAGACAGTTGTTGCAGAGTTTACTAAGGTAGTTGTACCAGCAGAACCTTCCCTGCGGATCAAGCCCTCAATCTTCCATGCTGCACTTGCTGTACCGCCTGATGCTTGCTGACGTGCTACGATGGTGCCGTGGAAGGCAAAGGCTGAGTTGTTTGGTAGGATGATTTGGTTGTCTGTAGATGCGGTGCTGTTATTACTTGTTAATGCTTCAGCAGTTGCATCTGTTGTGTCGCTACGAAGGATAAATGTACCGCTTTGTACATCGCCCGCAACGCTAAACCTGCCGTTTGCAAAAGCAAACTTACCGATTTGATTTGCTCTAGCCCTAGAGCCTATTGCAACAGAATTAGCTGCTACCGACCGTGCGTCAAGAAGTACAGCAAGGCTATCTTGCCCCTGCGCTAATGCACCAGAAAGTCCAATACCCCCAGACCCAGACGCTGATGCGTTTGCATTGTCTGATGACTTGCCAATAGCAGTTGAATACGTTGCAGTTGCATTGCCAGAAATTGCAACACTATTTAATTGAGTTGCGGTTGCCTGACTATTATTGCCAACAGCAAAAGCACCAGAGCCAGAAGCCGTTGCCCAACCGATAGCCACAGCAAGGCTGTTAGATGCCAAACTAGGCGCACCAGACAAGCCGCCAATACTAACAGCATTAGATGATGATGCTTTAGCCTGTTGTCCAATAGCAATACTATTAGAACCAGTAGCACCATAGCTAGATGTGTTGTTTGCTATAGCTGCTGCAAAACTGTCTGTTCCTGATGCGTAGCTATCTGCTATTGCGGTAGCATTTGCACCGGAAATTGCTTGGGCGTCTGCGCCAATAGCAACCGCCCTTGTCCCTGTAGCATCACTGTCCGCTCCAATAGATACAGACTTAAAACCGCTTGCCCTAGAGTTAGTTCCAATAGCAATAGTGCTTGTATTAGTAGACTGACCAGCAACAGCAAAAGCATTTGTACCAGTGGCGTCACCATCACCTATACCTATTGCAAACGCATTTTGTCCTGTAGCTGTTGTATTACTGCCAATCGCCACAGCATTTGTACCAGTAGCACTAGGCGCGGTAGGGCTGCTTGGGTTCTCGGCAAACAACTCACCTTGAAACACATCCCCCGCCGCAGCCGTAATAAATACCACCGCAGAGCCAGTTAAATTCAAGGCAGCACCAGCATTGCTGCTTTCGTCTACCGTGCGCGAGAGGGTCGTGCCAGTAGCAGTGTAAGTGCCTGAGCCAATCTCCCAGTCATTGCCATCCTCAATGACATAACGAACCACATCACCATCAGCCACCCCTGCATCAGCAAAAGTCTGATAACCAGTTTCAGCAGAACCCAAAGTTATCGTTCCAGTACCCGTGGTGCTGGTGGACATTTTTGCCCGATTAACAAGAGTGACCATATCTTAACTCTTATGCTGGATCAGGAATTTCTATATCAACCGCTGTTAAGCTGAATGTATTTCCAGATGTTACAGACTGAGATGATGATAAAGAACCAGTCGCAAGCAAGCGTGAGTTACTTGTGTCTGTAATTGCATAGTGCGTTGCTGTGCCAGTTGCAGTTACAGAGCCATTAGAAATAGCACTAAGTGTAACTTTACGCCCAGATGTATCACCGTCTGTTGGTGCGGAAATACTAATACTGGTTGTATTTCCTAAAGTGTAGGTTGATGTTGCGGCTGCATACGTTGCTGGCTCCTGAGAGCAAATATCAACACGATTGGCCTCCGTGTCTAAAACTGTAAGGCCATTGTCATAGACCCTGTCTGCTAATGTTGCCATGTCTGTACTCCTTTGTAAGCCCTATACCAGATATTTATCTAATTTCCAAACACATTGTCAAAATCTGGTCCTCTTGACGGTTGCATTTGTCCAGGTGTCCACCAGTAATCCTGACCATATTCTCTTTGATACTTGCGAATATTACGCCGGATCTTTTTGCCAGCATCAGGATCAGCCCACAGTTTTGCTTGGTCAAAAAGCATCCGCTCAAAGGCAAGGCGCGAATACCAAAGCGATGTGCCTGGCATATATCTGTGAACAAGGCCAATCATTTCGCTTGCTACATTTGTATCTTCACCTTCCGCTGCTTGATAAATATTACCTATAGTCAATTTTCTTATATCATTGACAAGACCGACAACTGGCCCCGCCACTGTTTGCTCTAAGCCTCCGCCATAACGGTTGACATCAGAAAACAAAAAGTCACCAAAAATTCCAAAGCCACCACCCTGCAAGAACGCAGCGCCCCAAAACTCAGGATCTTCAACGGATCTAGGATCGCGGCCCTTAGACATTTCTTTTAGCTGGATAGCCAGAGCGCCCATAAGTGTCGTGCTGAGAACTAAATCCGCGTAATATCTACCTTTACCCTTAACACCTGGAGCGGCGGCTCCACGCGCGATATGGGTCATCATCAATGTAACGCCAAAGTTTTTATACATAGCAAATGATCGTACTAATTCACCAGCAATTGTTCCTGGGGGAATATCACCAGTAAGGGCAGCCCGGCCACGAATTGATGTTGATGGGACTGCAAAGTTTGTTTCAGTCTCAACCATCCGCATTATATCAGTTGCTAATTCTCTGGCCAATCTAGGATCAATGTCATCACGAAACTCTATATCCTCAGCCCGTAGAAACTTTGCGCCCTTGTAATCATATAGCTCTGTTTGCCGAATAATATCCCAACGATCGCCGTTAATATTATAACGCTCCATAGCCTTGCGGAACATCGGGTCTAATTCATCGAAAGATTTGCCTACGTTATCAGCTAGACTTCCCAGAAACTCCATGCCGAAAGCCCAGCGCCCGGCTTGTGTCATTGGCGATAGAAGCGATGCTCTCATTACAAAATCAGCAAATCGGCGCGTTACTTCTGGACCTGATATTTCACCAGTATAACGCATTTGTGCAGCCGCCAGGGTAGACCATCCCTCAGCCGTTAATCCTATGCGTATAGCAAGCTTGCCCATTTCCTCAGCGCCTAAAGGCTGCAACAGTTTTACATATTGCATAAGCGTCTTTGTTTGCGGCAAGCCATTCATGCGCCGTGCGATGCGATTAAAGTTTACGTCTGTGATTGCAGCTATGGCCGCAGCGCCAAGCTGGGCTGCTTGTAAAAGCTGCCTTATTCCAGCAAAGGTCGTCCCCCACCTTCTATTCACTGGTGTGTTATGTGTGCCTCTAAGAATATTATAAAGCTCATCAATTTTTCTGTTTGTAGAATTGGCTGCATCTATTGCTTTAGGATCTCCACTAGCAGACTTTTCTAATGTTTGTTTAATAAAGTTTTTAGTCGCCATAGGGTTTGGCCCCAGACGTTCCATAAATGCAATGTCCCTAGACATATTACTGATATGCCCCATCATCACATCGAAGGGATTATCATTGCCAAACTTTTGCTGATACTCCATCCAAGCGTCTGCGTTTTTAAACACTAAGAAACGATGATCTGCATTTCTATTTGCCAAAGACTTGACGCCAGTTGGCCGACCGCTTGGCTTTATCTTGCTTTTTCCATCACTACTAATTGTGTCGTAAACATCTTTTAAAGCAAATTCTAATCTTTCTTTGGAAAACCGCAGTCCAGTTTCCATATCTTTCATTTGCTCAAAATCTAAACGGCCAATAATAAAGTCTCGCCATTCGTTAAAATCAACTTCACGTACTTTTACAGCGCTGTGTTGCTGAGGTAATCCCCAATCAGAACGCTTTGGTATAGCACCCCCCGCCGCATTGAAGCGCTTGCGTAAATATTCAGACGCTTCTTTCCACGCCAATGCCAATTCTCTAGCAGAGGCATCGCCAGTGCTTTCGTTGAAAACTTCCTTTATCATATTGTTAAGTTGCGCTTTGTTCCGCACTCGACCAACCAGATCCCGACGAAATGTTGCTAAGAACTTATCCATCTTTCGGGTTGCGCTGCGCTGGATCGTGGCCTCTAGCTGCGAAATGCTTGCATATTTTGAATTGATGTCTTGTTCAAAAAGAGCCAATGCCGCTTTGTTCATATTCTGTTGGCCAGCAACATTACGATAGCTTGCCATATCCACGCTAATCTTTTTCCATGTCTGCGCTTGCAGCATTGCTTGACGCTTGCGCTCTATAGACTTTTTACGAACAGCCGCCGCTGCATCGATCCCGGCTTTTGTTTGCGCTGGGCCTGGTCCTAGTTGTTGGTTGTATTGCTCAACCAATTCATCGAACAAATTACCATATTCATCCGCTTGTGCTTGAGTAATTTCACCAGCCCTTACACCATCTTCAACACACTGCCTAAATGTACTCATAGACCACATACCCCCAAACGGTTAATCAGTGCATCCTCTGCATCGATATCAGCCTTAATATCACGCAATGTTTTTGTTACTGCAATTGCATTTCCATCTTCATCGAGCGTTGATGCAAGTGGAATTTCTAAATCAAGCTCCTGTTCAGGAATATTTTCCATATCTCGAAACTGATCTAATACCATTTGATCTAATTGCTCTTCTGCCGCTGGGCCAGTTGGTTCATCAAATCCCTCTAGGGTTGGTTCTTCTTCGATCGCAGCCTCGCGGCTTTGCGGCGCAACATCGACAGCGCGTCCAACATCGCCAGTTGACGCCCCGTCAAAATCGCCTCGCTCAATTCCTCGTCTGACAGCATCGGCGAAGTTTCGGGCTGCTTCTGCATAGTTTCCTGTTTCTCTAGCTGTTCTTGCTGCCGCTGAGAGGTCATCGCTGAGGACGCCTTTTCGGTTTGCAAGCGCTTGGAGGAGCGTGATCGCTTGGGCATCTTGGTCGGCCCTCCTTTGGTTTTGTTCTTTGGCAAGCTTATTGCCTTCTGCTTCAATACGTTCAGCGTTTTTACTCAGGCTTTCAAACGCCGCCTTATCACCACGCAAAAGCTTAGTTGTTCTATCAAGAACCCGTGCGCGTTCTGTAAACAAACTATCTGTGATAATTTCTTCGCCAAACAAAGACACTTGCGTTTCTTGCACAGTGTCCATTTCCCGCACCTGACGAACTATTGCCTCTGCTTGGAAAAGGTTTGCCGGATCTGACTTTGCCAAAACCGCAATAGCAGCATCTTGCAAATCAGGATCATCAATCAACCGACCAACTATCGCACCATAGTTTGCTGGGATAACTTCATTTATAATTGCACCAAAAGCCTTATCATTTAAAACAACAAGATCTCTTGCTTGTTGAACTAGCGTTGATCGGGGCGGCAAATTTAATTCATCAATTTGTTTTGGATCAATCCGCAATACCTTAGCGGCATCAATCAATAAACTTTTTTGAACCTTTGGATCTGCCGCAGCAATATTAGCGCCCGCAGCCTTTACCATTGCTTGCTCTGCGGTTACACCATCAACCTCTCTAAATTTTCGTGCAATAAGATTTATTTCTTGGCTGGGATCAGCCGCCATAATTCTTTTAGCAAGACCGACACGTTGATGGCCATCTGCAATAAAGATCTTACCATCAACATCTTCCCATACCATAACGGTTCCGGCATAGTCAGGGTTCCATTCCGTTATACCTTGCAATCTTTCCGTTACGCCAAATTCGTCACCACCAGTTTTAAACTGGAATCTTTTAGCATCAACTAAAATATCTTTGGCTGGAATTTTAAAAACAAAACCATCTAAGTTATCACCCTCGTATTCTTTGGGCTGAATAGTGGCCTCATTTGGCATTGTTGGTAAGGTGTTGTTCTCAATCGCCGCTTCTGCGCTTACTGTTCTGGAAGTATGCTCTGCCTGGGACGAAGGCAAATCCGCATCTGTAAACGGATTATCGGCCTCTAGCTCTTCTCTTGCCTCCGCTGCATCTGCCAAAGCTTGACTGTTTTTATTTGCCTTGCCAGACTTACTGATTGCATTCCAACCGCTTTTTGCAGCATCCGCTGATACCCGAATACCCACACCAAACGCTGCGCTGCCCACCGCGTTATATGCAACATTGCGAAGAAAGTCTTGATATGTGTAATCATACCCTAATTCTTCATACCAATCCGCAACACCGGCCTCCGCTATTGCGCCAGTACCCGCACCAATTGCAGCTTCAGTAAATGCCAATCGCCATAAGCTTTTGGATGCAGCTCCCATAATCCCAAACGCATTAACTGGATCAAGAGCTACACCAGTAACACCACCAACAAACTGACCAACCGTCCCGCTAAAAGTAAAGTTTCTTGCACCAACTTCCTCAGCGTATTTTCGTGCAGCTTGCGCACGTTCCTTTGCAATATCCTCTAAGCTTTGAACCGTAATCCCTTTTAAATGATCTGGTAAGCTTTCCTGATTTTCGTTCATAAAATTCAGGAGAGTATTTACAGCAAAGTTATATCTGTCCTGTGGACCACCGGCTGAACTATAAACACCTAGTCCAATCCCTAAGAAGTCTGCCGGGTTCTCAAAATCACGACCGCCAAATCCTTGGTTGGGGAATGTCTCACGCATTTCTTCAACAATAGGCGTCCACAAATCTTTAAGAATAAGCTCTTTACTTTGAGACTGATCGTTAAGACGCATATTATCTTGTGCAGCAAAAAAGTTTTCTGCAAAGTCAGATACCGGCTCAGAAATACCAACCATGCCGGGAAAATCATACGCATCTGATCGATCAAACTGTATCATTGTGTTTTCAGCCAATCATCATAAGACATAAAGAATGTTGGGTTTTTAGCCATTTTTCTGCGTATCATTTGTTTATATGCTTTAGTGCTTTTTCTGTTTCTAACTCCTTCAATTGAATCCAGCATTCTTTCAATGTTTTTAATCATTATTTCTTTTCTAGGGCTTTCAGAAATGCTTTCTATTGCCTTTTTCAATTCACGGGTTTCTTTAGACCCAGGCACAAATTCAAGCTCTTCTGGAAGATCCTCTAATCTTAAACCAGGTTGTGCTTGAACTGCTGCCGGAGATATTTCAGTGATCTGTTCTAAGCCCGTTATGCCCGTTGTTATCTCTTCAGAAGTGGGCATTGGTTGCGCAGTGCCCATTGCTGGTGCGCTTACTTCTGGCAGTATTAAACCAAAGGATTTTTGTAATTGTGTAATATCAATAATAACTGGCCGACCATCTGCATCCGAAACAAATGCCTCACCCTTATCGCCATATTCTATTGAATATTTATTGCCGCCAACATTACGGAATCTATATGATTCGTTTTCTTTAATTTGTTCAGCTAAGTTGCCACTAATTTGCTGACCCGTTGCAGATTGAATAACATCAACACTTATTTCATTTAAGTATTGTTCTAGCTGATCGCCTGTCATCCCCGGCATTACGAAGGTTTGCATACCGCGAACCTCTTGAATACCGCCATATACCTTGCCATCACGAACAGTTTGCCCTGCCGCCATTTGATAAGCTTGCTCATAAAGATTAGCATCAAATGTAAAAACACCCTTACTTACAGCCATTTCCGTGTAAATTGCCTTAGCAACTTCTTTGACCGCCGCATGATGTTTGGGCGTTGTGATTGCTCTTCCAAATTGACTATGCACCTCATCTATATTTGTTGTCGTAAACTCAGCCGGTTTTTCTCCAAGCTTCAAACGCTCAAAACCAGCAATCGCAATGTTTGCAGTTTCAATTCTGCCTTCATTTACCAACGCACCAACAAGTGCCATCTCTGGATTGTATTCTGCTATATCCGTCAATACTTGACCAGCCGCTTGATCGAATGAAGCTAAAGCGCCGAGCATATCTAATTTAGCCATGCCTTCCGCTTTATCTAAGACCAGGCTAATCTGCCGGGCTTCTTCACCAAACAAAAGTCTGGGTGCAGCAAGACCATAATGATTTGCCACTTGTTGCGCTTGAATTTGCCTGATCCGCATAGCACTTTCATTAACAACCGGGCGACCATCAACTAAATCTATTATTGGTTCAACATCCTGAATAAAGCCGACACGTTGAGCATAACCCATAGGATCTTTGCTGATTTGGGTTCTCATATTATCTAAGAACTTACTTGCTTGCTCATATCGCTTTTGCTCAAGTACCGTATCAATCCCCTCGCCGCCACGACCTTCCATGCCAGACTGCAATTGAAATACCGTAGCCTCAGCATCAGTTAATGACAGACTACGCAAGCCACTAAAAAACTCGTCAGTTTCTTGCAAAGACTTCATAGCACTTTGCAATGCAGGGCCGCGTTGAGGATCAGCCGTAAGAATTTCATCTACCGCATTATTTAAATCCGCCAGTATTTCCTGAGAAAGACGACCGCCATCTTCAAGGACTTCTTGCTGATCTTCTATTTTGTTTACTACATAATCAGACTGAGCCTTAACAGCCGCAACATTCCGATTATATTCTGGCCGCAATAATCCATTTACAAATCGAACGCTCTTTTCAAAGTCCATACCCGGCAAAGTCTTATTACCAGATAAAATGCTTTCTATTTCTTCGCGTTGTTCTTCAATCGGCTTTTGATAAAATTCAAATGTTGTTTTTTCCTTGATGGCTTTTTCTCTTACACCATCGGCCCATTCTGCAACCAACTCAGGTTTTACACCTAAATTTGTAAGATGTTTAGATCCGATTTGAATATCATTCTCAATCTCTTGAACAACGTAACCCGGAACCGTAGCATTGCCGATAATACTCTCTGCTATATTTGCAGAAACGCGGTTTTGCTTTTCCTTACGAAGCTTTGTTTGTTCTCCGGTCCACCACTTAGAATAGCGCATCTCCGCTTTGCCAGAAGCTTCTGTAAGCCTAGTGCGAAGAACCCCGGCAGATACCGGATCGATGTTAGACAATGCCGCCGGGAAACCATCAGTAACATCTTTTAGCTGCGCTTGAATAGCAGAGAATGATGTTTTGTTTTTTTGGCCTTCATTTAAAATTCTGGTAATTTCAAGATCTGCTTCAGCTTGGATCTCAGCAACGGCCACACGATTACCGGCTTCATACGCAGCCTTCTCTGCAATGGTTCTAGGGCCACCTTGTTCACGAAGCGCCTCAAGTACCGGCTGCGCCCCTTCCGTGCGTATGCGCTCAATACCGCGCCTCTCAGCCTCTTCTGCGCCTGTCTTGTATAGAAACTGTGACATTTCATCGAAACTGCGAGATATCTGTTGGCCAAGCTGGGCTTGTTCTCTTATGCCCGCAAACTCTATGGCTTGAGGTTGCCGAGTGCGAACACCCGCTCTTTGATATCTCGGTAATCTGGCCATTATGCTAACTGTCCATATCTATAAATACCCATCCCAAGCGTACCCGCTGCTTGGAAGAAGGACGCTTGTTGAGCGGCTCGACCAGCCATGCGGTATTGATGTGCTTGGGTTGCCGCCTGACCCTCTGCCAAGAGAGCATTATCCGCTGCAATATTCTTCTCTCGAATACCTTCGGCCATTGCATATTGTTGCATGACTGCCGCAGATCCGCTTGTTGGATCAACACCTCCCGCCGCTGATCGTGCAATAATTGCAGATAAGTTTTCATTTAGATTACGAAGAACATCAGCGCCTTGCTGCTTGTAAGCAATAGCTTCTGATCGCCCACGCATTCTAGCTTGAGCGGCTTGCTCATCATACATTTCACGCTGGGCTTGACCGGCTCGGATTTGACCGTATGCGCTTAGGGCCGATGAAGCCAACATCAAAGGTGCTGCTATAGGTGCGACTGCCGCCATGTTAAGACCCCGTACTCAGTTTATACTCCAAACCCAAAACCGTCATTGGTAAAGGATCTGTCTGTGTTAATGTTATTTGTCCAGTGTTAGCATATCCCAGCAAACCATGCGCGGTTTTTAATCCGGTATATTCAGCAATTACGGATGATCCGCTCTCAGTATCAAATGCAATTGTTCTGCCATTGATCTTCAGATCTTTGGTTTTGTCCACAAGAGCATCAACCTGAACAATTCTTTTTTTCATGCCATGAATAGATCCAGACGATAATGTTGGCTCAGTTGGCATTGTTTTTGCTTGGACCGTATAATTTAGCCCGACTTGGTGAGTAGATGTTGCCGCCGTATCTAAAGTTATGCTGCCAAAAACAGCAACACCGTTCTTTACGACAATCCCATTTAAATCAACAGTTGGTCCAACCGTATCTGAAGGATCTTCAAATATAGCGTCATTATCGCCAGATATCCCAATGTTTATGGTAAAACCTGATACCGCAAAAGGCGTTCCACTTGTGTTATCTATATATATTGAGCTAACACTTTTAAAGCTTCCCGTTGTTGTCCAAGAGGTTGTATTCGTATCATTAAAATTAATTGTTTCAACCAAAGCAGCATTAGACGCATCGGTTCCGGTAAAAGTTGCCCTTAAATTTAACACAGAAGGAAATCCTTCGCCTGGCACACTGTTATTTTCTACCTCAAAAACTATTTGGTTGGTTTCAGAGCTAACTGTTTTTGCGCTTTCTGAAATACCATCTCTAATTATGTTTACTGTTTTGCCACGTAAATGACCTAATTGAACAGTTGTTATTGCTCCACCACTGACACCGCTATCTAGTGTAAAGTCAGAATTAAACACTTCTAAATAATATACAGTTGCAGAATCCACCGTCCTTTTAACAATTGCATAAACTTCGCTTAATTCAACAGCTATAGCAATAAACTCACCGTCAGTTGTGAACTTGCTGGGCGCAATAACATTCTGTCCGGTAAGGATAGAATATACCGCCATCGATCCATCGCCACTATTCACAACAAACAACCGATCCGCTTCATCTGTTGACGATGATCTTCTTACAGCAATATCAACCGGGGTATTCAGTAAGTGAGATGATAGCAAAGCAATGTTCTGCACTTGATAAGAACGGGTATCGTTTCCAAACTGGAACGCATTGATAGCTTTGCCTTGACGTTGAACAAAGATCGTTGCGCCATTTAAATCTTCAATTGGCACACCAGCCTTTGATCCAAGCCGGGTTTGTGGTCGCACCAAAAAATTACTTGGCGTAATTGGTGTATCTTCTGATTGAACAACAATAAACTCACCGCCCGTTGAGAAAATACGCAAATCCGCACCAGACACGATATTTACAATCGAATTTAGTTGATTTGTGTTGATCGTTGTTTCAACAGCCTCATCATCAAGCCCGGTATGGGAGTCAAAGTTAAAATAATCAATAACGCGAGAACCCCAGACAGTATTCGGTCTGGACTTAGAGCCACCAAAGTATAACCGACCTTCGTGAAAAGTTGCCGATCTTGGCCAACCTCTAGTGCTTGACCAAACATCCTCATAGCCAAATTCACCGATCCAATTACCCGCAACAACACCGCTTGTGTCAAAGAACGGAACCTCAACAACAGCATTCATTATGGTATCGCTGACATATGAAATATACTTTACACGGCCAAAAGTGTTTTCAACTTGAGCGAAGTTATTAGCCGCAGATGGCGCAAACGCTGCAACTTTATAATTGGTTGTGTTATCTGGGGGCGTTGTCCAAGCAGGATAGACAGTTGCGACCTTTGTTGCTGCAACATAATCTGTAATATATCTTTCTTGCCCTGCACCCGTTCCACTTGTAAGCGTTATCCACATACCGTTTGGATCATCATTAGATGTATAAGATGTTGCCGCTTTAAGTGTAATTGTATTGCTAGAACCAGCCTGTGCTGATCCGTTATCAGTGGTTACAGAGGATGCAGTAATTGTAATATTGCCAGTAGTCGCGCTGGGCGTAATCGTAAAATTAGGAGAATGCTCATCAAGCGCATAAGCATATTGTGGCAAATTAGTCAGAGGCAGATTCTCAAGCGTCCAAGATGTATCAGAATTGCGCACAAGACGTTTTGTCTGAAGATCTTCATGGCAAAGAATTAGGGTATCTACAGCTTGCGTATATTCAAGCTCATCAAGCATTGCTGCCGTAATATCAGAGGCCGTAATATAATCATTGCCACTTGAATTAATATCTCTTTGTAGATTTTTGTTTTTAAAAACATAAATGCGGCCAACAACAAAAACCAACAAATAGCTGTCGTTTGTACTAAACTCGAATGGAATAATTTTAAATTCTGTAAAGCTCGATCCAAAATCAAAAACAAACTCCAAACCATCCCGACGACTAATTCCGCCTTGAGGTTGCACAACAACATTTGTCGCTTCTTCTAAAGCATTCTGATATTGCTGAAGATCTGTTCTGGCCCGTAGAAGAGGATCTATTTCTCCGGTAGAAAAGTTAGACTGATATTGCGTAATTCTCATCAGTACCTCGCCTGAATAAGAGAATAATCCTCAATAATTTGTGTTGCTTGTCCACGCCCATCTATATTCATGGCTTTTCTCATTTCGCCACCACGTCCATTTTCAGATGGAGAACCAAAAGCTTGCGCACGAAAACTTTCCGCTTTAGATTGTTGATCTGTTATGACAATGGCTAATTCTGCTGCCATTGCTAATTGCAGCAATCTAATAAAATATGGTGGCATTTTAAATTCTGGAACAGTTGCTTGGTAATCAATGTAAACGGTATTAAGATTAGTAAATAGTTGATTTCCATAAACCTCCCAACCATAGCGAATTGGTCTTTCTGTATTGCCGGTTGTTTCAAAAACAGCCAAAACACCAGACAACATATCATTGGGGAGAAAAAATGCGTTATCCCATTCAGTAAGCGGATCAGTTGATATTTTCGTAAGCTGACGTTTTTTTAAGCTCCAAGACCATTGATAAGAACTTAATAAAGAATTTTTTAAATTTGAATATAGACTGTTACAAGCAACAGAAACATCATCTGTATCTTTAAGAGATGTAATCTTAGAAGCGCCCAACAATATTAGCGCGGCGGAACAAACAGAAACATCAGTATCACCAGACGCCATTATAGCCCTCCAAAAGTTTGAAGGGGGCCAGTTGCCCAACCCCCCAGAGTATTAGTCTGTGTCGGTCGCTGTAATTGTTAGACCGTCTGTTACGTCAACAACGCCGCTTGCGTTAGACGCTACATAAACCCATGAAAGAGCTTGTGTGCCGCCTGTTGAGGAACGCACTAGAATAACGTCCCCTACCGCAAGTGTATCTGACAAATCGTTGAAGTAACCAGATGTGTTTACTGTCGCAATCGTGTCGGCTGTTGAGTAGCCATAAAGACCAGGCGAATCGCCCTTTTTGCCGCCGCCATAATTAACGAAACCTGTTGTGCTAAAAGCCATTGTTCAGTCTCCTTATTCAGTACAGCTAATTTTAACGATGCCCTCATCGTCAATAGCAACCGCACCAGCAGAGAACATAGAACTTACAAGGAACGATGTTTTCTCTGGGATGTAGTTTACTTCTGACTTCTGAGAGATGCTTTCAGCATAACCCATGCTGTCTTGATGCCAAGCAAAGCAAGTGCGGGTTGAGGGCTTAGGAACACCGCCTTCATCACGATCACCCATTGTGATAATGTTGAAGCCCATGAATGATGTAACTTCTCCACGAACCAATGCTTTGACGGTAGCAAAATCACTTGATGTGATTTCAGTTTCACCTAGCATTGCGTCAAGCTGAGAAGAGTGCATCAACAAGTGACGACCTTCGGCTGGTACGTTGTTATCGTTCAGTGCTTTCGCAGCCGCACGAAGTTTTTCGATGTTCATGTTTGAAGCCGCACCACCCACAGATGTTGCAACAGTTGATGGAGACGCAGCCGCATCAAGTGCATCAATGCAAAGCTGGTCCATACGGCGAGCAATCGCTTTTGAAACAACCTGCACCAATTCACGGCGCTCATCAAAGTTGACGTGTGATTGATGAAAGATGTCTGAATATTCTGCTGCGATATAATCAGACATTGTGGCGGTAACCTGGCTATAGGTTACGTTCAATGGAGTTACGTCAGTTTGTGGAACACGAACTGTTGCAACACCTTTACCGATTTTTGGGAACTTTACTGTGTTACCCTGGACACCGGTACGTGTCCGCATTGTGCCGCGAAGCAACGCTTCGCCTTGGTATGCCTGTTTAACTTCCTCATCGAAAAGCGTTACAAAGGCATTAGTAATACTCTGCGCCATAGCAGAAGCCTCCTATTAGGTTTCAACTCAAAACGCTTACTGTTAGCCGATGTAAACCGGGCAGTCGCTTGCGCGAAAGTGGCCGCGCCCACCAGTGGATTACCACATCAAGGGGCCGCGCAGCGGTTAGCCCTTAATCTGCCTATACACCCAAAATGTAGTGATTGCAACAAAATCTAGCTATGTCAACGAGAACGGTTTACCCAACTATTAGGATCTTCTCCCATTTTAGCCATAGTTTGTTCAATCTTTGACCTAAACCCACCTTCATTAGTTTGGTATCTCGGATCTGCCAAAGCCGCTCTTAAATCCTCTTGTGAAAACTCAGGCGTGTCCACAACCGGCGTTGTCGGTATGCCTTCGTTCGTATAACCCTGAATAAACTTAGTCATTGCATTGATTGCATCAGCACTGTTCAGGCTGTAGGCCAAAGCCTCGCGCTCTGAGTTTGTCAGTGATGCGCGGGTAATATGACGCTCAAGATACGCAATTTTTTCTTGGCCTCGCTCACCAAGCTTCTGCATTTCTTGTCGCCGATCATATTCTATGGCCTCTTGGCTACCTTGAGAAAACTCTAGGACTTGCCCCGCAAGCTCTTCAAAAGCTTGTTGCGAGATACCGTACTTTTTAGACCAATCTTGAAACGCCTGGACTGAAGGATCTTCCAAGTCCAAACCCTTATCCACCAGATCTTTAGTGTCATAATCGCCATCCGGCGCTTTGTGTTTGCCCGCTTTAAAAGCCTTTTCAAGCTCTGCATAGCTTTTTGCCAACTTCTCAACATCAGGGCCATCATCATCCCAAAATTTTTCTGGATAAAAGTCAGGACGTTCCAGCGGTTCACCATCATCAATATCAACCTCTTCATTTTCTTCTGGCCGTAATTGAAACGGTTGTTCTTGTTCTTGCGGCTGTTCTTCTGGCTTTTGAAAATTAACCAGAGGAGCCTCCTCAGAGACTTCAATTGTTTCTGCTTGTTCAGACATTATTGCTCCTTCCCACCCTGCGTTCAATCAGGCGTACAAGCTCAGTCATGCCTGTTCTTACAAAACCGTGACTAGGATCTTCGCCTGGATACCAAGATGGTTGTTCTATAGTTATCTGTCTCAGGTGATGTAACACCTTCTGACCTTCCTCAGATTTAAAGACCCGTCCATAAAGTATGTCCAGATCATCCGCCTTTGGCGGCTCGACAAACGCTTGACTTATTCCTTCCCAACCGTCTGGCGAACTCATTGCATGGCCTCTGCTACTGTTTCATCAGTGGGCATAGGTTGCTGCTGTTCTATCATAGCTTGCTGCATTTGCTGCATCATCATTTGTTGCTCTTCTGGTGTATTCAATACACGTTGATCGATTCCCATTTTTTCCGCAATGAACGAAATACTTTCTGGGATGTTAATAATTGCTTGCCCCATTGGTCCCATAGAATTGGCAATCTGCATAAAGCTGAGAAGCTGATTGACCTCTTCCATCTTGGGAGCCTCGGCAAGAGGCGATACCGGCGTGACTTTGATCTGCACACCATTGACCTTGAGGGGCATATTAATCAAGCCCTGACGGTCCAGAACGAATAGAATGCGCGAAACCAGAGGCGTCATAATCTCGGTCATCAAGCGGCCAAATGCCGATCCAAGATTAGAAGCTAATTCACGTTGACGCTGTGCTATCTCTGTAGCGGATCGCGCAGACATGGTATCAGGCGGAAGCGTATCATCCATCAAGATCTTTTTAATGTTTACTCTGAGATCCTGAATAACGATTTGGCTTGTGTTAAAGTCCCCAGCCTTAGGCAGAGGGGCCAGGGACGCGCCTTGTGGACCACCGTTTCGGGCAACAGGAATAATCGCACCGGGCTGTATTTTGATGCTTTGGGGATTTAGAACACCGTCATCGGCGGCGAGATACACGCCTGAGATGGCTAGACTTGCGTTCTTGAGAACAAGCTCCAAAGTCTTGTTTAGCGTTTTGATATCTGCAATTGCATCAACCAAAGGACCGCGCCCGTATATTTCACCGGCTGTTTTGCTGAACCGGGCAACAATGAAGGGGCTGGATGGCATTTCACGATAAACAATCTCTTGCGCTTTGGCTGGCCAAATAACGTGATAATGATATCGGCCTGTCTCTTGATCGAAGATAACCGCATCAAACAGATCAAGCTCTTCAGAACCACGACGATCTATTGCATCTTGCAATTCTGTTGTGATCTGAACGTCTGGGAACTCTCTTGTGATGGATTCCGCCTTGATACGCAGCTTGCGATAGACGTTATCGACCATGCCATATGCGCCTTCCTCAATGGCCACTAGGTATTGTGGTATCGCAAGAAAACGAATGGGGGTAACTTCATCGCCCGGAGTTACCATCATAACCGCTGTACCCACGCAGAGATCCAGCAAAAACTCACCCATAGCCAGATCGAAACTTGTCTGACGTAGCTGGTCAAACATAATATCAACATAGGCATCAAGTATTTGCTGCGCTCTTGGCTGATCTTGCTCAGGCACAGCCGAACCGGGTTCTAAACGGCACCAATGACGATTAGGGGGGAACAACCCGGATTGAAGCCGGTTGGCGAAACGCTTGGTTGAGGACATGGCCGTAGAATCAAATACACGCTGCATCTTGCCTTTGCCGGGCGTTTTGCCTTCGTAATAGCCGTTGTATAAGTTTCGTTGCGGCAGAGCAAATTCATAGCAATCTTCGTAGATTGTACGCCATTCATCTTTGCGAGCCTGTGCTTTTGCCTCTCGCGCAATGACTTCTCTCGTTGATAGCTTAGGCATTTGCCTTGTTCCTCTTGCTTATAGCGGCATCTTTACGTTTAGCATCCGCTGTAGATGAAGCGCCCCAGGCGCGGAGCGACAACAATTTCCGTGTCGGTCGGCCCTCACTGTCACGATCCGGCCCGGGGTTCCCCGCCATTCGAGCCAGGAAGGACGCTCTGCGGGGATTATCGCCGGATTTGACGGGGGCTTTTAAATTAGATCCCTCTTTGCGCTTGAAGTAAGCGCGACCGGCAGCGTTCAATCCGCCCTTAGGATTTTGATACGCTTTTTTTACCACTACTTGTTGCCTTTTTCTTTGGGGCAGCTTTTTTCTTTGGAGCCTTCCCGCCTTCCCAAGCTTCATTTACGTCTGGGGTAGATGGATCATCTGAAACCAATTGCCCCTTTTCATTTCTTGCGCGTTTTGGCTGGGGATCAGCTTTTTGGTAAACGCGAGAATCTTCTTTGATTTTTGTCATACTGCTTCCTATCAGATATTCATTAGCAACCGGCGACGACGAGCGTATCTTTCGCCTTGAGCCTTTTCAAACGCCTTACGCTTCTTTTGTCCTTCGGCCCGTTCTTCTGCCAGCTTTGCGGCTTTTTCTTGCTCGAAAAGCATTTGCGCAGATGGACGTTTACTTCTCCGCTTCTCGCGCTTCTTTTCGTTTCTTCTTGATCGCTCCAGCATTTCCTGATGTTTTTTTTGGCTTGCCGCAGAACGCGCCCGATAGCTTGGTGACTTTGGCTCAAGGCCAAGACCCATGCGAATATCAGATCCAAGCGTTTCTTTTTTTGCTTGTGCCTTTAATGGCTGAGTCCCGCCCTTCGGCATATCAAGATCCCCCACCCAACATTCTGGTCGTTGCCATTCCCGGCCCCTCTTGACGTGCTGGGGAGAATAATAATCTTAAACCACCGCGACGAAGTAATCTTCTTCTGGCTTGCACACCCCGCATCTCTGTACGCTCTTGACTTTCGGCCCGTTCTTCAGCCCGTTCTTGCGCCGCTGTTGCTTGCTCTTGAGCGCGAACTTCTTCAACGCTTGGCTCTCTTCTACGTCTGCCACCACCTAGTCCAGCCATTACTCAAACCTCGCCATCGCATAGTAGTCAGCCCCCTCTGGGCCAAACTTTCTTAATATGCACTCTACCTCAAAATGTAGCGCCTTAGCAAACCTTAATGCGCGGGTATTGTCCACTTTTACGAAGATTTGCATACGTCTGATATCTGTATCAGACATCACTTCACGCAAAAGCGCCCTTGCACCGATCAAAGTTGACCTTGCATGACGATCCAAGCCCTCGCCCGGAATGAACCAAGCTTCGACCAAACCGGGCCATATATCTCTTACTCCGAAGATGGCAATGACCTTGCCGCGCCCGATAGCAGTCCATGACCAGCCCAGCACAGAATAGTCCCAAACATAATCTCTGTAGTGCGGTATATGTCTAGCGTATTCCTCTTCGTGCGGCCCCAGCTTAATATTATAAACATGGCTAAGTGTGAGCGGAACGATTTGCTCATCGGTTCGCATTTGAAAGGTTGGTAACTGGATCAGTCCCATCAGAACACGTTAAATTCCGTTTCCGCAGAATAGCTTTGTGCTGCGAAGGAATTGCCATAGCTACCCCTGCGCAACCGGCGTTGTTCACCGCCGCCCAGCATAAGATATCCAAACGCATCCCCGCAGTGTGAATGGTCATTCTTCACCGGCGTATCTTTAAATCGATCTTGCCCAGCGCCCATGCTTTGACGCTTGAAAAAGTATCCGCCGCTCAGAGATTTGCGCAATCTCAGGCATTTCTTATCCACCATCAGCCCAGGTTTGCCGTTTATCAGCCGCCCCATAGGACTAGCCCCAGCCTCTCGTCTGACTTGAAACGCATTGCTTTCTGTTGGTTGTGCTTTGAAACCAAGTGATCTGAGATGGTCAAAGGCTGTAACCTCGTAAATCTCATCCCGTTTATTCCCCGCCGGATCGCCCCAAATCAGAATATCATGCTTAGAATATTTCTGAGCAATCAGCGCCATCATTTCCTGACCAAACCGCTCAAGGCCCATGTCAAACGTCACAAGCTCATCGCAGATCCGCCACGCCCCCGCTTGTGTTCTCTGCCCAAAGATCGCCGCCGGTGTTAATCCAAAGTCAACGCCAATCTGCATGGGATAATACGGATCGACCTCAACATCCCCGCTCATCAATTCATCGTCATACTCCGGCCAGACCGGACGCCCTTCTTGCACAAACGTGTACATTCCCTGCGCATAGCACCTGATCCAATCCGCATTCTTTCCGCCGAGAAGCTGTTGATAATATCCGGGCGGCAGATTGTTTCTATTCTCCGCATCCTCATTGGTTTTCCACCACTTGCCCCCAGAAAACACATGGCCCTGCGCCTCTGGATTCTCAGGCACATCTTTCCCATTCACAGCCAAAACACCGCCGGGTTGTCTGAAGAACGTCCACGGATAGGCACCACCAATAGGATTTTTCTCTGCCAACTCATGCCACCAATGGTCATTGTCCGGTGGGTTCGTATCCATCCAAATACCGTACCATGTCGGAGAACCATCCGCTTTTGTCGGATATCGCCCAACTCGGTGTGTCAAACCATCAATCACCGCTTTCGGCAACTCTCTGGCCTCATTCACCCAAGCCCCCGTAAGCTCCAATGACAGCAGTTTCCGTACATCTTGCGGAGAAGAAAGGGCCATGAAGATTACTTCGCAATCAATGCCCGGAATATCCTCTCTCGTCGGAATCCGAATATGGTGCGAAATAGGCGGTTGCCAGCGCATTCCACCCCAAACATCCTCTGGAAATAACTCTTGCCACGTCTTAATCGTCGTTGTTCTCAACTCAGGATAAGTATTTCTAACAATCACAAACCGAGAATATCTGATCCCATCTCTGGGGCTGGGCCTTTGACGCACCGCCCGCAACATAATCTCAGCCGCACACCCATAAGACTTCCCAGATCCAACCGGACCCATCAATCCCCGAACAAAACTGTCATCATGCAGAAACTTCCAAACAGTCGGACTGTTCTCAAAGTTT